CCCGCGACAGCGCCGCGGGACGTATCATTGAACGTCACCGTCTCATGCACATCTGCTGACAAATCCACCCCACTCATGGCGGGAATGGGCTCAGATTGCACACTCATATCAAGAGCCGTGTAGTCAGTATACACGGGCGACCCAACTGGGGACGCGCCAGGTGACGGTTCTGGTACCGTCACACTACCTTGCTCGATTCTGCAGTCGAGCTCCTCAAATTGGTTGGTAGGTGCCATGTTATGAAGTGGGGGTGGCTAGCCCACACACTAAAGATTTATTCGTTAGATAGGTTTACTCCTAGATTTGTCTAATGGGTTTTCTCCCAGGGTGCTGATCTACTGATCAGCTACTGGTCGCTGAAGCTTCACATGCTTCGAACGCGACCAGAAGTCATCGCGAAGGGACTCCCATGTGGGGAAGACAGTGTCATCCATGTAGAGCTCAAGATCAGCGGCCTTGATAACCTCCTCGAATTTTGCCACCGACGCCTCGTAGGTCTCTCGACCATACCAGAAGTACTCGCGGATGGCTGTACCGATGACTTGCATTGCGTGATGGCGCGGCGTGACGTTAGGTTTCGCGACGCAGACCATCAGCATCTTTTCGATGGATGATGTGTCCAGAGGGGCCACGTAGGCTCCAATGTCTTCATCCCATCGCCAAGTGCGTTTCAGAAAGTTGGCATCGTTGATGTGGATGTACGGCACAGACGCCGCCTCCTTGTCGGCCATGGTGTACCCGATGTCGACGAGTGCTAGCACCTTCTGGATAGCTGTGTGGTTGAACCACTCAGCAGCCTTCGACACACCCATGATGTTGTCGTCCCCGTACGTCATGAGAGCGACGTTGGAGCGGAACGGTGTGCGGTCTGTCGGTGGGCGGAGGACGAGGTAGCAATAGCGCATGTAGATCGAGTTAGCCAGTCCGTTGACGATGACGGTCAGAGGATGCCCCGAGGGGTTGCTCCCGTAGAACTCAATGAGGTCTCCGTTGAAATCGACCGTGGGGAAAGCCGTGTCATAGGCGATACCACGGACAACTTTAAGATCGTCATCTGCATAACCTGAGCGACGGCACAGGTCGTAGATGATGTCGAAGGCGGCCAAGATGACGTTAGCTGGCATGCGCTTGTCAAACTTGGAGTAGTCGCCCGCTACAATACGATCCTCACCGTGTTGAACCAAGTACTCGCGAATGGCCTCCCACTCCAGACTCTGTGCCACAGTACCCGGTCCCGTCTCGTAAGTGAAACGGTTCTTCTGCATGTGGATGATGACTGAGAGGAGGTACATGCGCACCACGAGGGTGTACGAGATACCAGACGCTGTGAACACCCGAGTCTTACCCTGAGCGCTCTTCTCGAACGTGACAGGTTCGTCCTTCAGGTGACCGCAGTACACCGTGTGCACACGT